AATGGTTTACCAAGAAGAAAATTTTATTTTAGTGAACAAGAAATTCTCATTTATAATGGTAGTAAGTATGATCAGAAGACTATTCGTAACTATAATCCATATAATAAAGAATCTGATGAATTAAAAAATGAATATAATGAATTTATGCAATATTGGAAAGAATTAGAACCTGATAGAAAGAAAATGCAAGAAGTTCAAAAAATGAAAGAAAAACGAAAGAAAAAATTAGATGAAATTAATAGAAATGAAGAAAATAAAGCTAAAGAATTAGCTGAATATCTAAAATTAAAAGAAAAATTTGAAAAATGAAAGAATTAAACGGGGTTAAAATTTTATTTTATGACGATTATTGGGATGGACCTTTAAAAGGACTATGTGAATATGAAAATAAATTTTATAGATATGATGTATTAGATGAAGGTGGTTATAATGAAGAAAAAGATGAATGGAATCCAAGGATTTATAATATTATTGAAATAGAACCTTGGCAATTAGTATATGAATTATATTGGCATTCTTTATTTTGTTCAAATATTGCAACTTATTCAAAATACGATGAAAAATTATCAAATCAAATATTTGAAATAGAGAATAAAGATTTTTACGGAAAGCAAAAAAAAGAATATAAAAAAATTGATTATAGTAATAATACTATAATTGGAACATTTAAAAATTAAAAAAGAAAGGAGTCCACTATGTTGTAGATAAAGCCGCCGTAAAGTTTCCATAAAATGTGTTGAATAGTATCATATATGGCACTATTTAATAAAAAACAATAAAAAATTGTGATATTTCACTAAAAAAACAAATGAAAGTGTCATATATGACACTATTTAATAAAATAAATTAATAAATAAAAAATAAAATAAAAATTATGGAAGCAACATTAGAACAAGGTATTACGTATACCTACAATACAAACAAAGTTGATGAAAAAATCGTTAACACAGTAGAAATTATTAAAAAAGTAATTACAGAAAATAATTACAGAGTATCAGGCGATATTGAAGAATATACAATGCTTGAATGGAAAAACTTTTCCAAAACTCAGTTAAAAAAAATTCAAAAGTATTGTTACTACATTGAAAAACATCCTACATTAAGAAGGATTAACTCATTTTTCAGTTTATTATCAGCTCATTTTGAAGTTGAAAGAGTTAATGTTAAAATTTCTTTGAAAGAAGAAAAAATTCAGAAAGCAAGAAAAGAATGGTTAAAAGCTCGTCAAGTTTCTGATAATCTTTTAGCTGAATACAAAAAAGAAAAAGGTAATTTTTATAAATAATTTGGTAATTAAATAAAATACCTTATCTTTGTAATGTTATTTGAAACGGATGTTTTAAGGAGTAATTACCTGATCAGAAAGCGAAAATCATAGAACGGCATTTGCAATAGCAGAGTCCTCATTTCTATCATCCGTTTCAATAATATTAAATTTAATAATAAATTATATGACAAATTTTTTCAATTTTTTAAATGCACAAAATGGTGATAGATTAGCAGGTTATGCTATTGTTTTTTTAATAGCATTATCTATAATAGTTAATGGAATATATAAGATAATTTGGGCTTTCAGAAAGCCAACAACTATCACTAAAAAACCTGAAAAAACAGAACAATAAATTATAAGCTCTTGTAGCTGAGTGGTATAGCGGGAAACTCTAAATTTCTGACATTTCTTGGGTTCGATCCCCAACTGGAGCGCAAAATAAATTTAAAAATTAAAACTATGTTAGCAAATCTATTAAGAGCAATTTGGAAACATGAATATGCTGAAAGATTAAGACAAGATATAATAAGATTGTATAAGATTGTATAATCTTGGTGTATATAATTCTGAACAATGGCATTTAGATAGAATCGCAAAAGCAGAAAAAGATCGTGATGAGGCTGAAGCAAAAATTAAAGAACTTCTTAAGCCAGAAGAAGAATTAAAAAAAGAATTATCTAAAGTTCAAGAAGAAATTAAAAATCTCATTAAAGAACGGGACGAAATTTATGGTAAAACTAATTAAAAATAGTATTGTAATTCTAATAATTATTTTTTCATTTTCATGTGCAGGTGGCTCAAGAAAATGTGATAAAATAGATCCTGAATTTAGACCTCATAAAGTGACACATCATCACAAAGGCAAAACTTACTATTATTATCATAATACACCATGTGATTGTACAAGTGTAAAAGATGATTTAAATGAAGGTGGTTTTAATCATTATGAGCCAGCAGAAATAGTAGAGTTTTATGATAATGGTGAAAGACGTTATGGTCCTGTGTATAAAAGATAACAATTATGGAAGAATTAATTAAAAGCTTAAAAAAAGCAGCAGAAGAGCTTGAGTTAATTACTGAACTCACTTTAAAATATAACGACCTTAAAGTTGTAGGTGATAAGTTAATTCAAAAAAGTATAGAAGATGGTATTCTAGCTAAATTAAATACCGCTAATTTATATCAGTTGAATCAGATGAAAAAATATAACTATTTTAGATATTATGGCAAAGAATTAACAGATAAATTAATTGATATTGCTATAATAAAAGTGACAAGAAAACAAAAATTAGATAAATTAAATAATTTATAAAAAAAGAGAGTTAAAAACTCTCTTTTTTTATTTTTAGTAATCTAAATTTAACACACCACCTTCATATAAATAATAATATTCCTCATTTTTTAATTTTTCAATATTTTCATTTAATGGATTTTCTTCGTGACTTCTTGTATGACCTTTCATCTCTTCAATAGTAAAATAGCCTTTTATCCACATAACACCTTGAATAAATCCAATCCATCTATTTGATTTTTCTAGTTTATATGGATCATTGATCATTTTTGGTATTTCATTAAGCATCCATCTAATGTGATTCATATCTTCATTTACAAATTCCACAAAAGGTTCTTTTAACTTAATAGAGTATCCATCATTTTTCAATAAATCATCATACTCTTGGCAAATTTCTAAAAATTGATTTTTTTTCATATATTTTATTTTTATTTTTATTTATCCAGGCCAGAAACCTGTTCCTGGTATTCCACATTCTGAACAAGTTAATAAGCCTAATGTTTTTCTTTGATCACCACCACAAGTTTTACAAATAGATGTATTTTTTACCCAATCTTGTAATTCTTTAAAATTTTTCTTAGTTCCAATATGAGAATTTTTTTCATCTTCATATTCAGATAATAAAAAACCAATATAAGTACCATCTTCACAAACACAAGGAATACCTTGTCCACTAATTAATGTTCTAGATGTTTCAAAATACTTTTTACCTTCACAAAAAGGACATATATTATTTTTAATTAAGTATTCAGTTTCCATTTTATACAGTTAATTCTAATGCAATTAATAATGTAGTGTTTTTATTATCTATTAACAAAAAAGTATCAAAAACATAGACATTAATTTCATCCTCAGTGAATGTAATAGACTTAAAATATTTTTTTGGATATGTAATTGATAAATCTTCATGCTCAATGTCAATAATTTCTAAATCCCAACTATTTTCACCTATTGTAAGTTTATTATCAATAATATTTAAAGTTAAAATATCATTTTCATTATCAATTGCTGCAATTTTTTTAATTTTAGTATATGAGTTTTTGTCTAATACAAATTTGAAGTCAATATTATCTTTATTTAATGTCTTATTAATCTTTTCTATATCAATAGTGGTATTCATACCTCTAACATCACCACCATTAATGCTTAATTTTAATTTTGAATTTTTTAATTTTAAATTATCTGCATATACATCATCATTCATAAAAAATTCACAATTAATATCTTCTTTATAATCTAAATAATTTTTAAGAGTAGTTTCAACTTTACCACCATTTGTTATAATAAATCTTATTTCTTTTGGTAATTCATCAATGAATGTGAATACTTCATTTGTCTTAAAAACAAATGATTTGAACGCATTAACATTCATTTTTTCACCAACAATGGAATATAAGAGTATATTATCGTTATTTATTTTCAATAAAATTTCATTATCAATTGATAATAGGTCATGCATTTTTTCTAAAAAAAATGTCAATTGATTAATAGTCATTGAAAATTTGTATGTTAAGTCTGCCATAAATATATTTTTAATTTGTATTTTATAGACAAAAAAACAATTATAGTTTAAAAATTATCTAGGATATCTTTGGTTATTCATATTTGGTCTACTTCTATAAACTCTACTATATGCACCAATTAAACCATCAGTATTATTTGATTTATTTGTTATATTTTCTACGTATCTCAATACATCACCTTGTAAATTATTATTAATATACATATCAACCAAATTTTTAAATCCAACATTATCAAAACAAGTTGATAGTGTTATTGTACTCATTACAACATCATCATTTCCACTTTCTGCTCTATATTGTATATTACCTGACATAGTTACGTGCTTACTAAATGTTGTAATTTCATTAATATTAATATCACTATGTAGTACCATTTTTCTACTTTTAATAGATTGTTGAAATTCTTTATCAATGATCAAATGCTTATCTCTATTCAATCTCAATCCGATTTTAGCTATAATATCTTCTCTTGTATGTTTATATCTTAGAAAAACAGAATTAGAATAATCATTATCATCTTCAAAAACATGTGGCAGATGTGTTAAAAAATTATCACCATATGTATTCATTTCTAATACCACTTTAACTTTTTCCGGATCGAATAATTCAAATCCTAATAAATAAAATATATGTGCAACTTCACGAATAGAATATACATTATTTCTATATAAGCCAATTTGCTCTATTTTAAACAAGTCATATAGATTTTCATACTTGTACTTCTCTATCTCCTGTTTATCTCTTAAAAGAAGCCTAAATATGTTAATAACTGAATAATCCTTTGCTAAACCTTCAGCTAAGTCAATAGACATTAATATATAATAATCTTTTGCTTTATGGGGATTAAATAAATTCAAATCTCTCACAAATTTTAAAGAATCATAAGGTATGCTTAATTTTCTAAATGACTGAAGTTCTGTATAGTCAAATGGTACTTGTTTACTTTTCAATAAATCAATTGTTTCTTTATTAAAGAGAATTTTATCACCTGTCACGAAATGTAGACCATATTCTTGATCAAATTTTTCTGGTGAACCAATAAGTTTTGTTTCCTCTTCTTGCCAATTAGAAACTACTGCTAATTCAGGTAATGGAATACCATTTATTCTAATTTTTCGTATAAAATCAATATATGTTCTGTCGTCTTCTACATCATACTTAACACAATCTAATATATCCTCGTTAAAATGTTTTTTATAAAGTGTAATATCATATTTTTCTCTTATTTCTCTTAAAACCGTTGACTTTGATATACCATATTTCTTTATTTTATGCTCAAGAATTTTAATTTTGGTGTCTTCTCGACCTGGAACTTGAGTCCAATATACACGCATAGCTGTATATGGATTTTTCAGTGGATCTTCCTCTGATAATTCCGCTCCAGTTAATAATTCCCAGAACATATTATATCCACACGGCGTTGATGTTATTATAATTCTGGAGTTATTCACAGATGATACAACTGGTACAATAGCGCCATAATAATCTCGTATGAAATTGTCTGGAATATGAGCAAACTCATCGAGATACAGAAGGTCAATGGTAAATCCGATTGATGGCTCTTTTGTTCTATTTTCTGTTTGAATACATGAGTTATTTTCAAATGCTATTTGAGTTTCATTCCAGTTTATTACACCTTTCTTTAAGAAAAATGGTAATAATTTATAAATATCTTTAATTTTTCTGATAATTTCTTTAACAGTTTTACCTTTATTTGCAACAATCATAACACCTTTATCGTCATTGAATAAAACAAAATGTAGAATAACAATAGCAGCAGAAACTGTTTTACCAGTTTGTCTTGAGGCCATTAAAATACTTCTTGGATTTTTTGTATATAAGTCTATAATATCCTTTTGATATTCACGAAGTTTCATTGGTCCTATTGAGCCATCTTCTCTCTTAATTTGACAATAATTTTCAGCAAAATAATGTATATTAATCTTACATTTAAGATATTCTAAAAATTCATCATTTGTATTAGCAAAAACTAGATTTGCTTTACGAACACCCCTTGTGTTTGAGAACCAAAGTTTTTCGTGCCGTTTGAGAAGTTTTCCTAAATTTTCTTTATCTTCAATTTCTTTTATTATTTCAGTTGTTAATATAAATTCTTCTACTCTTTCAGCCATAATATTTTTTTATTTCTCCATAATGCACATCAGTTAGACCAATCCAACCTTTGCAGCTAACAACATTTTGTACATATGGCGTAATATTAGTTATTTTATCATCTATAACTATATATTTATTGTAATCGTTCCCCTTTAACCATTCAACTATTTCTAATCCTCTATTATCACATAAATAAGGTGTACAATCGTATATTTCAGATGTAATACCCTGATTAATAAATATATCCTGTAATTGTTGTATTGTGTATCTAATTCGCCAAGTTGAGGTTATAACTGGCAACAATTCAAAGTCATTACATATTCTATTATAAGTATTGACACATTTTTTATTCCATATTTTAGAAAAATTTGGATTTAAAACACCGTCTATATCTGTAAAAATAAAATTATTACTCATTTACTCAAAAATAAAATCTATATTATAGCCTTGAATTACAAAATTCAAATATAGAATATCTCTTAATGTACCTTCGTATAATATAAGGTCTAATGTGTAACCTAAATTTATCAATTCAGGTATATAAATAGAAATTTGTTCTTGTATTTTATTTTTTAGATTTCCAGTTGTAATTCTTGTCTGCCACAAATAATATTCTAAATTAGCACCAATATTAACATCACCTAGTACTTCACCTTTATTGGTAAATAATATCATTTCTAATTTTTGTACTATTACTTCAATATCATCATCTTCAACAATTCTATTTTCCTCATATTTAGGATGTCCAGGATATCTTATAACTAAATCTTTTACGTCTTTTAATGCCATT